ACCCTACGCGGACGGCCCCGTCCTCCCCGGCGTCGCCCCCCCCCCGCGCCACGCCGCCGCCGAAATCACCGAGCGCGGCGCGCTCGCCATCGACTCGGTATACCGGGCCGTGACCGTCCTCCAGGCCGCCGGTAAGCAAATCAGCATCGACGCATGGCGCGATGGAACTCAGCTTGAGGGTAAGGACCTGCCCGTCATCATCACCACGCCCGGCCCTGACCTGACCGTGACCGCCCTCATCGCCGAAACCATCGCAAGCCTCGCTATGCGCGGTAACGCCTACTGGCTCATCGGACGCAACCGAGACGGCCGCGTGATTAGTCTGCGAGTCCTGAACCCAACCGAGTGCGTGCCCGTCCTGGACCGCGCCACGGGCGCGCGCACCGTGCAATGGAACGGGCAAACCTTCCAGCCCGTCGACCTGCGCCACCTCCGTTTGACCTACGTGCCCGGCGAAGCCGCCGGCCTCGGTCCAATCCAGGCGTGCGCACGCTCCCTCCAGGGCGCGGCAGACATGGCCGCCTACGCCAGCCAATGGACACACGCCGGTGGAGTACCGACAGGCATCCTGTCCACCGATCAGCCCATTACCGCCCAGCAAGCCGCCGACGCGAAAAAGACATGGAACGACTCGAATAGCCAGGGCGGCGGCGTCGCCGTCATTGGCGCTGGCCTCAAGTACTCGCCCCTACACCTCACGCCGTCTGAGGTGCAGTTCCTCGAATCCCGCGCGTTTGACGTGCTCTCCGTGGGCCGGATGTTTGGGATACCGGCACACATGCTCCTCGCAGCCGTCAACGGATCCAGCATGACGTACCAAAACGTCACCGACGCCGCCACCGACTTTATCCGTTGGACGCTCATGGCCTACCTGCGAGAAATCGAGGATACCCTCACTGCGATACTCCCGCGCGGCACCGTCGTGCGCTTCAATCTTGACGCCCTCCTCCGAGCCAACCCGGCCGCCCGCATGGCCACGCACAAAACCGCGATTGAAGCGGGCATCTACACCGCCGACTATGCCCGACGCATCGAAGGCATCACCGACCCCACCGCCGCCACGAAGGAACCCGCCCATGACTGACCTCCAGACCCGAGACTTCAAGATCGCCCCCACCCCCGACGCCGACGGCACCGACGACGCGCCGCGCACCGTGAGGGGCCTCGCCGTCCCCTACGGAACGGAGACCGAGCTATTCGACGGCTATTTCGAGACCATCGCGCCCGGCGCGCTCGCCCCCCGCGCCGAGGACGCCACCAGCCTGAAGCTCGTCTATCGGCACGACGAACCCATCGGCCTGATCACGTCGACGAACGAAACCCACGAGGGCATCGAGATCGAGGCCAGATTCTCGGACACGCAGACAGCCCGCGACGCCTACCAGCTCGTGCGTGACGGCGTAATTGACCGCCTCTCCATCGGTTTCATTCCTCTTACGTACGAACGCATCGAAGACGAGGCCGGGGTGCACACAACAATTACCAGCCTGGACCTCCGAGAAGTGTCCCTTGTCCCCTTCCCTGCCTACGACGGTGCGACCGTGACCGAAGTACGCAACCAACCCCCCACCGAAAGGACAACCCCCATGACCGGCACACCCGCCTACGCGCTCGCCGCCGACCTGGACGACCTGCGCGCCGATCTGACCGCGATGGAACAGCGCGCCGCCCTCGCCGACAAGACCCCCGTCACCCGTGCTGAGGACACCCGCACCCCCGGACAGGCCCTCAAGGACCTGATCACCGACGAGGCATACCGCGCCGCCCTCGCCGACTTCCAGACCCGCGCCTTCGCCGGTACCAAGTCCAGCGCCGACGCCACCATGACGACGCCTGTGTGGATGAAGGACCTCACGCGCCTGGCTGACAAGCCCAACGTCCTATCCCACCTGTTCTCCACCGGCTCCCTGCCAGACGAAGGCCTCGAATTGGAGTTCACCGAGCTGGCCACCAACACCCTCCAGGTTGGACAGGTCGTCAACGAAGGTGACGACCTGAGCATGGGTAAGATCTCGACGGTCGCCCGCAAGGCCCCCATCAACACGTTTGGCGGTTACACCGAGCTGACCTTGACCGCCATCAAGCGCGCTCGCGTGAACCTCCTCGACATCTCGCTTAGGGGTATGGCTATCGCAGCTGGCCAGGCATCCGCCGCGTACTTCGCCAGCATCTTCGCAGCCACCGTCAAGACCCAGGACTCCAACAAGCTCGCCATCACGAAGGCCGCAACCTCGCTCACATGGTCGGACATTAGCGGCCTGTTTATCGACGCAGCTGCCAAGTACGCCGACCTTGGCCTCAGCCTCGACGGACTCGTCGTGGACAAGGACACCTTCAAGGCACTTTCTGGCCTGACCGGCACCGACGGCCGCCCGCTCATGCGTGCCGCCGAAAATCCCGCCAACACCATCGGAACCGTGGACGCGAAGGCCCTGACCGGCGTCATCCTCGACGTGCCCGTCACCTGCAACCTGCGTGCGACGCCCGGACAGCTCGGGACCGGCATCGTGGGCGCGTTCTACAACAGCGACGCGATGCGCACCTACGAGACGCCCCTCGTTCAGCTCCAGGACGAGAACATCATCAACCTGTCGCGTCAGTTTTCTGTCTACCGCTACGGGGCCGTCGCAGCCGAAATCCCCACCGGCCTCGTCCCCCTCAAGATCGGAGCGTGACCATGGTCGACCTGCCTACCCGCGTCGCCGCCTACGTGGGTGACGTTCCTGTCGACGGCTACCTCCGTTCGTGCGTGGACGAGGCCACGGCGCTCGTGAGTAGCCAGGTCGGCCCCGCCGTCATCCCGCAGGACGTGCATGACCGCGCCGTGATGGAAGTCGCCGCCGAGCTGTATCACCGGCGAAGCGCGCCTAACGGAATCAAAAGCTTTGCCGACGGCCTGGACGGCGCGTCTGCAATCCGTGTCGCCCGCGACGCCCTCGTCGCCGCGCGTCCCCTCCTGGCACCATATCTCCCGCTGGCAATCTCATGACCAACGAACCTGGACCCATCGCGTCGGCTCGCGCCGACCTCGCCGCCATCCTCCGAGAGGCCACCGACCTCCCGGTCGTGACCAGCATCCCGGAACGGCTCGCGCCGCCGTGCGTCGTCATTACCGAGGCGTCACCGCTCCTCACGCCCGACGACACGACCTACAACGCCGTCACCGTGCGAATGAGCCTCACGGTAGCGGTCGCACCCACGACCAACGCGCTGGCCATCGAGCGCCTCGACGAGGCCGTGGACACCATCGCCGTCGCCCTCATCAAGGCCGGAACCGCCGCCGCCATCGACGCCTACACGAGCATCAAGAGCGCCGATGGCCAGGCCTACCTAGCCGCCCCCATCACCACCACACTCACCTACTCACTGGGAAGGACCCCGCAATGACCGTCACCCGCAATACACGCATCCTTGGCAACCGCCTTGGCTTTTCCATCGCTGGCAAGGACTATTGGTCTGACCTGTCGTCCTATGACCTCTCGCCCGAAACGTCCGACAAGGACGTGGTGACCTTCGCCGACGCGCTCGGTGGCTCGTCCGCGTCCTGGAAGCTCAAGGGGAAGGCCATCACGAGTTTTGACCCCGGCTCATTCTGGGAAATGGTGTGGAACCAGGCAGGTAAGACCGTGGACGTGCTCGTCGCGCCATTCGGCAACAAGACCGCCACCCCCAAGCAGCCCCATTTCAAGGTACGCGCCAAGATCGGAACCAAGCCGTCCATTGGCTCCGAGGCTGGCGACGAAAAGGGCAGCACATTTGAGTTCGAGTGGACATGCGAAGGTGAGCCGGAAAAGCTCACCACGACCTCGACGCTCGGCACTGGCAACATGGAAGACGCCTAACCATGACCGGTATCCGTGATGGCCGCGTCAATCTGGACGGCGGCAGCGTCGAGATTACCGGCATTAAGGCGCTCCTACGCGACGCCGAAGCGGTAGGCGTGGCTGTCACGGACCTGAAAGACCTCACATACCGGCTCGCAACGCCGATCGCCAGCCTCGCTAAGACGCTTGCGCCGCATGATAGCGGTCGACTTGCCGCAGGGATCAAACCCAGCCGATCCAAGCGGAAAGTCATGGTGCGAGTCGGCTCAAAGTCCCGACTCCCATACGCGGGCGTGAACCACTGGGGAGCCGACTCACGCAGCGGCCCCCGCTGGCTCTCCCAAGCCGAAGAAACGATGCGTCCCCGGACGTTCGCCGATTTCGGGAAGGGCCTCAAAGATCTACTCGACCAACACAACTGGTAAGGACCACAGCAATGAACATGAACGCGCTCACCCTCGGCGACCTGGAGTACTACGAACGCAAGACCGGCGAACCGATCACATCCTTCGACCCCGAAGCGGGCGGCAAGCTCGCCTCGCCCATGATCGCCATGTGCGCTGTCCTCCTGTTTCGTCGCGGCGGCTACCAGACCCGCGACGACGCATACAACGCCGCCACCGAACTGACCATGGAAGAAGCAACAGCCCTCGTTTCCACCCAGGAAACAGCGGGGGAATGACCGGCGCGACCTCCCTAAGCCCCGTCCTAGCGATCCTCGCCGTGGACGCCGGGATCAGCCCATGGGAGGCGCGCGAACACCTCACGCTCGAAGACGCCCGCGCGATTCTGGACCTCCTCCAAGAACGCGCCAAAGCACAGAAAGGATAGCCAGTTGGCTGGCCATATCGTCAAGGTATCCGTCGTCGCAGAAACGAAGAACTTTGCCAGGGCATTTAAGGGCCTGGCAAAGGAGACGAATCTAGAGAATCTCGCAAACGTCGGTAAAGCCGCCGTGAAGACTCTGGCAGCCGTCTCTGTCGCTGGCGCGGCGGCTATCAGTGTCGCCGGGGCGAAGGCAGTCAGTGCCGCCGCCGACCTGGAGCAGTCAACGGGCGCTATCGAAGCGGTCTTCAAGTCCGGCGCAGACCAGATGAAGGCCTACGCCGACACGGCGGCATCAACCGTCGGTCTGACCAAGAACGAGTACCAGGAATTGGGCACGTTGCTTGGTGCTCAGCTCAAGAATGGTGGGACGAGCATCGACCAGCTCGCAGGCAAGACCAACGACCTGATTGGCGTCGCCGCCGACCTGTCTGCCCAGTTCGGCGGCTCGACCTCCGACGCCGTCGCCGCGCTCTCCAGCGCCCTGAAAGGGGAGCGCGATCCGATTGAGCGCTACGGCGTCTCCCTCAAGCAAGCTTCGATTGACGCCAAGGCCGCCGAACTAGGCTTCCAGAAGGTCGGTGGTTCCTTCGATAATGAAGCTCAACAGGCCGCGACGTTGGCGCTCATCATGGAGCAGACGGCTGACGCCCACGGTGCGTTCGCCCGTGAGGGCGATACCCTCGCGCACCAAATCCAGGTCCTCAAGGCTCACTTCGGCGACTTCGCCGCCAGGACGGGCACTTTGGTTCTGCCCATGGTGACCGCCCTCGCGTCTGCCGCCCTTGACCACCTCGTGCCCGCGCTCGAATCGCTGTCGACATGGGCAAAGGACGTTGCCATTCCTGCCCTCCAGGATTTCGCCGCCCGCATCCAGGCGACCGTTGTCCCGAAGATCAAAGCTGCCGCCGCCGTCTTCCAGACCGAGGTCCGTCCCCGCCTCCAAGCCCTCATTGACTGGCTCACTACGACGGTCCCGCCCGCCGTGTCCCGCGTTGTCGCATTCTTCGAGAAGTTCGGCCCCGCCATTGGAGCCGCCGCCGCCGTGATCGGGACATTCGTGGCGGGCTTCAAGACCTTCAACCAGATCAAGACGATCATCGGCGCAGCTAAGACCGCGTGGGCGGCGCTCAATGCCACCATGGCCGCTAACCCGATCTTCCTTGTGATCGCAGCCATTGCTGCCCTGGTAGCGATCTTCGTTGCGCTCTACCAGAACAACGAAACCTTCCGCGCCGCCGTTGACGCCGCATGGGCACAGATCAAAGCCGCCGTGAATGTTGTTGTCGAATGGTTCCAAACCAACGTCGTGCCCGCCCTACAGGCCGCTTGGGCGCAGATCACGGCTGCGTGGGACGCCGTTTGGCCACAACTACAAGCCGCGTGGGCATCCTATGGTCAGCCCATCGTTGATCTCATCATTAACGTCTTCCAAGGCCTCGCAGCGAACTGGGACACCATCTGGCAGGGCATCTCCACCGTGGTATCCGGCGTCTGGCAGGTCATCTCCAGTGTGATCTCCACCGTGGTAGGCGTCATCTCCGGCATTATCCAGGTCTGGACATCGGCGCTATCCGGCGACTGGCAGGGAGTCTGGGACGGCATTAAGCAGATCGTCTCCAGCGTCTGGAGCGGCATCCAAGGCGTCATTAACGGGGCGCTCTCCATCGTTAAGGGGTACATCACGGGCGCGCTCGGCGTCATCTCCGGCGTATTCTCCGGTGTCTGGTCATCCATCTCCTCCACCGTCTCAGGGGCCTGGAGCGGCATCACCGGCGCGATCTCAAGCGGCGTGTCCTCTGCGATCTCCGCCATCTCATCCCTCCCATCCCGCGCCCTATCCGCGCTCGGCAACCTTGGCTCGCTCCTCATCGGAGCCGGTAAGTCCCTGATCCAGGGCTTCATCAACGGCATCAGCTCCATGATCGGATCCGTTCAGTCGACGCTCGGCAACCTCACCTCCAACCTGACCTCCTGGAAGGGTCCAGCCGACTACGACGCGATCCTACTCACGCCAGCCGGTCGCCTCGTGATCGAAGGCTTCATCAGGGGCCTGGAGTCACGCTACGGCGCAGTGCGTCGATCCCTCGGCGCTCTCACGGGCATGGTCGCCGCCGCCGACGCCGGGTCGCTCGGCCTCCCAGACGCCAGCGGCCTGGCCGGGATCCGCGCCCGCGGCCGGCCCCAGCGGCCGACACCTTCCCCGCGGTAGTGTTGACGCCCGCGCTGCGACGCTCGGGGATAATGACGCCGTCCGCAC